GAAATTTCTCCGGCCGACGTGGGTACGGTACTCGATCTGATCGCGCAGAATTCGCTCTACCGCGGTGAAGAACACAAGTTCGCACTGGAGTCTTTCAAGGTGGTTCAGACTCGTTTCCTGCGCAAGCCTGAAGACGAGCGGGATCTGTTTGTGTGGGAGAATCTGACGGCGCCCGCGGCGCGCATCCGCAACACAGTAATAGGAACCTTACTCACTGATCTCGCGGAAGGCAAGGACTTGGAGGACGCGGTCAAGGCATTTGAGCAGAAGGTCGCCCCGACGAATTACAAGCGTCCGACTGCTCTCGTGACTAAGGCGATGATCGCCAAGGCGCAGGAGACCGTCAACGAATTGGGTCTTACGACCGCCCTGGAGCGGCGCTATGCGACTCTCGACGACATCACAGTAAACAACATCCTTTTCGCTGATCGGGCAACCAAGAAGGCGATGAATGTGTTCGATGACCTCTCGGCTGGCACCGCGGTGGACCCCAAGAAACTCGGGAAGGTGGAGGAGGTCTCCATCTCAGACTTCATCAGTAAGATCCTCCCCACGGCGCAGGGCGTCGAGGCCCTATTCGAGAATCGTCACGTAGGCAGCCTCGTTAGTTTGGTGGCCCCAGTCGATCCGACAGCGAAGCAACTATTCAAGTGGCCGAACGGGTTCTCCTGGTCCTACGTCGGGGATCTAGCGGACTCCATCAAGGAGCGGGTGAAGGCGGCGGGCGGCAGCGTCACTGGGGACTACCGGGCTTCTCTCGCGTGGTTCAACTACGACGATCTGGACCTACACATGAAGCAGCCTGGAGGTTCTGAAATCTGGTTCCGGGCGAAACTGGACCACAGCACCAAAGGGAATCTCGACGTTGACATGAACGCCGGGAGCGGCCAAACCAGAACGCCGGTAGAGAACATCACCTTCCCGCGCCGGGACCTGATGCGCGAAGGTGAGTACACGCTGTACGTCCACAACTGGCACAAACGGGAATCCACCGACGACGGCTTCGAGGTGGAGATGGAGTTCGACGGAGTCGTATACAGTTTCGCGTACCCGAGTGCCCTCAAGACCGGGCAGAACGTGGTGGTGTGCCGGTTCAAGTACACCCACAAGGACGGGTTGACGATCCTCGAATCTCTGCCGTCCAAGCAGACATCGAAAACGGTCTGGGGCTTGCATACCCAGACGTTCCAGAAGGTCCGAGTGGTGATGTTATCGCCGAACCACTGGGACGAGCGCGAAGTGGGCAACAAGCACTTCTTCTTCATGCTCGACGGGTGTCTCAACGATGGCACAGCCCGCGGGTTCTTCAACGAGTTCCTCGCGGAGTCGCTTACGCCGCACCGGAAGGTGTTGGAGATGGTCGGGGCCCGTATGAAGACGGACACCTCCGACAAGCAATTGAGTGGGATCGGTTTCAGTTCGACGCAGCGGAATTATTTGCTGTGTAGAGTCAGTGGATCGTTTACCAGAGTAGTCAAGGTCATGTTTTAAGGAAGAGAGGAAAAATCAATCATGTTTGAGAAAGCAGTTCGGATGAAGTTGCGCTTTGGTTCGCCGCAGGGAGCGTTGAGCGCGGAGGATCTGTGGGATCTTCCGTTAACCTCCACGCGTGCCAACCAGGCCAACCTGAATAATGTCGCGAAGGAGATCAACGCGCAACTGAAAGCCGCGGGCGAGGAGGATTTCGTCAACCCGAAACCGTCCACAGAGAACATTCTGCAATTGAAGCTCGAAATCGTGAAGCACGTCATCAAAGTCCGGCAGGACGAGAATGAAGAAGTGCGTGCGGCGACGGCAAAACGTGAGCAGAAGGCGCGAATCCTCGAGATTATCGCGCAGAAGCAGGACAAGGAACTCGAAGGCAAGTCGCTCGACGAGTTGAAAGAGATGGTCGCAGCACTGTAGCGCGGTGTTCGGGGGTGAGGCGCAGAAAACCCACCCCCTTCCTAAACAAGTCGGAGAACCAATGAACTACCTAACAGCAGGCACCCTACTCGCGGTTGCAGCATTCACGGCAGCCGTCTTTGTGATCCGCCAGCATGGCTACGTCGCCACGATGCTCTACCTGGCCGGCGCGATCTACGATCATGCGTCCAACACGCGGCGCAAGTGGGAGGCCCGCGAAGCCGAGATGAAAGAGCGGTGGACCCGGCGGATGGACCCCAACGCAGTCCTGGATGAAGATGAGCGCAGCAGTGAAGGTGCCCTCACCGAGATCCGGCCGCGGTATCGGCTATCCAGGTTCGTAAACGAGGAGCACGTCTAGGCATGGAAACGATCAATCCCACACAATTTCGTGAGCACGGCCGCGTGTCTGGGCACACGATCCGCAAGATGCTCGAAGCGTTCCACGTCGTCAGCGAAGGGCGCAACGTGGTCTTCATTGCCGGCGATAAGTCGGATCAAGCAGAGTGGGCATTCCGTAAGATCGCCGATGCTGCGGTTGCGGTGTTTGGGACTCACTTCCTGAAAATCGAAGCGCGAGACTGTTGCATCACCTTCGGTGAGAAGGTATGGCTCCGAGTTTTTCCTTACCCTCCGGGGGAGAAACGGTACGAGCCGACGGACCACTGGACTCGACTCAGGGGCTTGCGGGGATTTGATCTGGTGCTCGACTAACGATGCAACCATCACTGATCGGCCTAACTGGCCTCGCGGGGTCCGGCAAGGATACTGTTGCGGCTCTGCTCCGCATGCGAGAGTACCGGCGTTACGCTTTTGGGGATGCTGTGCGCAAAGAGGTTTATGACTGCATCATGGGCTATCTCAATTACACTTTTGAGGAGCTACCACCGGAGTGGGGGGAGAACTCCCATTTCGGGGTGGGTGCTGGGTATCTGACTTTAACTGGCGTCTGGAAAAAGCCAACCTCAGACTGGATGCGCCAGATCCTCCAGCGCCATGGAAGTGAATTTCGCAGAGCCCAGGACCCTGACTACTGGGTGAAGCAGTTTTGTGAACATTACGATCTGTTTCGGTTAGGACTCGGCAATGATGCACGTATGGTGGTGACCGACGTGCGCTTCCTCAATGAAGCTGAGACGATCCGCAACTTGGGCGGCGTGATCTGGCGCGTGACTCGGCCCGACACAGAAGCGATGAACCACATCAGCGAAACGGAGCAATCGCAGATAGAGGTGGATGCGACGATCGTGAATGATAGGTCCATGATGGATCTGGCGGAGAAGGTGAGGTTACTGTTGTGATCGGCACCCCAACACGCATCGTTTGCTTCGAGATGCAACCGGATACGGAGACTCGGCCTGAGATGCCGAAGCAGGAATGGCTACAGATCACCGCAATCTCTGACGTGGGCAACATTAGCAGGGAACCGAAACAGAAAATTTTACGACTCGGGGAAGATCACCAGCGGGAACTCTTCGAGTTGTTGAAACTGAAATTTGGTGAAAAGTGAGGTTGTTGCTGTGAGCTGCCCGAGTGATCCGAATATTCAAGTTCAGTGTGCGAGATGCGGCGGCGACATGAAGCCCCACCACGTCGTGGCACACGTAATCAATCACAATACGGAGATGCCGACGCGAACACAGCAGATCGCATATCGTTGTGTCGATACGAAATGCAACGTTCAGGTTGTTCTGGAGATCCGATAATGCCCTCAATCTCAGCAGCAATCCTAACCTTCATCGGCATCGTACTCGCGCTGTTCGTCTACGGCACCGACTACGAGAAGCCGCGCATGAAGTTCTACCAGGCGCTCCTCGCCGGCCAAGTGATCGTCTGGTCAGGCGTGGCCGCGGGAGTGTGGGTGTTGGGGAGTGGGTACGGGTTATGAAGGGCATGCAACTCCAATTCGACCTTTCGCAGTCCGCGGGCTATCAGTTCGAACGAACGCTTTATTACATGTTGGTCGAGCATTTCGGTGACTCCAACCAGACCGCGAAAGCTGCTCATGATATCTCGGAACTGGTTCACAGATACGAGGACAGACTGGTCCAGATGAACAAACATTTCCAGCAGATCGCGTTCGACAAGCTGGCGCTGGACCCGCCGCGGCCTATCTTCGCCAAGGATCTTCCGCCGATTGACATAACGAAGAAAAATCCCGACGGCGACCAATCATAAACAAAACTGATACACTCCCTGCATCACCCCCTACTGTGTAATAGGAATCGACCCTGGAGCCAAGGGCGCGATCGTTTGGATCTCCAACCCTAACTCCCCCGATGGCGTAGGTGTCATCGACATGCCTGCGCCGAAGGTCGCTAAGTCAGGCACTAAAAAGCAGTTTTCCCGCGTCGATGCCCCCCTCTTAGCTCAAGCCCTCCGCAAAATCCCCTACCCCATCACCCACTGCGTTCTCGAACGCGTCAGCTCGCGTCCAGGTGAAGGCGTTTCCAGCGTCTTTGCTTTTGGCCGGGCCGCCGGCATCTGCGAGGGTGTACTTGCTGGGCTAGACCTTCCGTTCCAGATGGTAGTACCGCAAGTCTGGCGCCGCGCGATGGTTGGCGCTACCTTAGACGACACCAAGACCTCCTCACGAGCCGCGGCGGCGAAGCTCCTCCCCCAGCACGCCCGCCTGTTCAAACGAGTCAAAGATGACGGTAGAGCAGATGCTGCGTTGATGGCGCTCTACGGGCTGTTACACATTTGATTCCCGATGCGTAACAATTGCACATAGCGTGCAAAAATTTTTACATGTTACCTGCATTTTCTGCTTGCCTTTCCACAGACGTATTCGTTATAGTTTAACTCGTGAACGCGAACGAATACCAAGTGCAAGTTAGACGCATGTGTCCTGACTGGATCGCACGCAAGAAGTCTGCAAACACGCAGGCAGATATCAATGAGCACCGGTCACTCTGCAAACAGCACAATTGCGGGTACGGGGATCGTGACTACTACGTTTACAGCTATGTTGATGCCGGGGAACTCATGGGCTTGCTACAGAACGCCCCGATTGCGTCCGAGCCGACACGCAAGCCCCGCGCAAAAGGTGCAACGATCCCCGCCGCGCCCTCAAAAGAGGAGGATCTCCTGGGGCTCGACGAGGACCTGATGGGTGGTACTTCCGGGTCATCTCAGGTGGAGGATCTTCTGTAACATGTGCCTCTGTCATCACGTGCAGGTTGGGGGGCGAGAGGCAGTAATTCATGGATCGTTGCCGGCACGTGGCTGGCAAGTGACCAGCGGCAGCACCCGGAGCCGGGGGTATGG